GTTAGCACCATTAACATCAGGTACAAATCTTCGCTTGAGAAAATCTGCATCACTTATATTAATGAAAGGAACAGATTCACTCTTTTTATCAGCCATTGTGTAAACGAGATTATGTTGTGATAATATATTAGAAATAGAAGTATGATTAAATTCGTCAACTTTCGATGACATAATATTATCATCGCCATATGTCAATATTGAGACATATTCATTAAATTTATCCCAATCAACATCAACAATATTAGTATCTGATCTTTTAATCTCCTTACAAGCTAACATAATATACATAATATTAACAATGCCATTCAACACTGTAGTAAGAGGATTGCCAGACGGGTTAGTACCCTGCAAATCTACAAATGTTCCGAAGACATTACATGTGGAAAAACATACATCGGTGGCCAAACCTTTCATAATTTTAATATCATGGTCACTCCAACCATTATCCTCTGCTAAACGGAAAATAATGCTAAAAGCACCCCACAATATTTCTGCAGGTTGTTTTTTATCGAAACCTTTATAATCTCCAGCAATAACTCTATCTTCACCATTTTTGACTATATATTTATATAAAGTCAACCATTGTTCGGAATAACAGTTAGTACCTATGGCCATACCAAATTTCCAATTATTATCACCAGTTACCATATCGATAACCCACAGATAATATTGGCGAAACAATACATTAAAAGCTAGAGTACTAGCATTAAAAAGCCTCACTTTATTATTAGAATGTTTAGTATGGGAAATTGGTTCATCTTTAAAGTTATAATTCCATATTACTTGACCTTTCTCACCTTTCGAATATCTATCAATTAATAAATTGTATTCAAATAAAAGGTCTTTATCAAGATCATACGCAACTTTGTGTAAAGAAGTTTCACCAATATTAATGAAATATTGATCCTTACGACCTCCTCTTGTAAAACCACCAGAAGTATCACTAGGTAGTCGATTAATGTAGGGATTACCATCTATGCCATTTATACCAACTAATCTATCATATGGTTTAGATGGTATTTTAATATTACATTCTTTAATACAATTAGAATACCAGGAATGTATATTGTCAACAACCATAGAAATATATTTAGGTTCAAAAT